GGGTCTCTACACGCACCTGCGGAAGTTCTGCGCGGATCGTTTCTACCCACTGGAGATTGTTGAAAATGAGACTTATGGGATTCCTTCGTTCCGTGAAGACATCGACCATCCTGCCCTTATTGACTTTCTATCTCTGCTTGATGCTCCTTTTAAACCACGAGACTATCAATACAAAGCAATTTCTCATGGGGTGGAACACCGAAGATGTATCCTTCTTTCTCCCACTGGTAGCGGGAAGTCATTTATTATATACAATCTTTTACGGTATTGCTACGAAGTCACCGAAGGAAAAATTCTAGTTATCGTTCCAACCACGTCTTTGGTCGAACAGATGTACAAAGATTTTGAAGACTACGGTTATGACGTAGATGAGTTCTGTCACCGCATCTACTCCGGTAAGGAAAAGGTCACTGATAAACGTGTCATTATATCCACATGGCAATCCATTTATAAATTTGGCAAGGAGTGGTTCGAACAGTTCGACTCGGTCTTTGGTGATGAAGTGCACCTGTTCAAGGCAAAGTCACTGACTACCATGATGGACAAGTGTGTCAACGCAAAATATCGTTTCGGTCTTACGGGTACTCTCGATGGGACAGAGACAAACAAACTTGTTCTAGAAGGTCTTTTCGGTCCAACGATGGTTGTTACTAGAACTGTTGAGTTACAAAAGACAAAAGAACTTTCGGAACTAGACATCTCTATTTTGCTACTTAGATATCACAATGATGTCTGCCAACAAGTTAAGGAGATGTCGTATCAGGAAGAGTTAGATACGATCGTCACCTACGAACCCCGCAATCGATTTATCAGTAAATTAACACTCGATCAGTCAGGCAACACCCTCGTGATGTTTCAGTTCGTTGAAAAACACGGAAAGGTTCTGCACGAGATGATCAAATCTATGGCTGAAGAAGGACGTAAAGTATTCTATGTATCTGGTGAAGTAGATGCCACAGACAGAGAACAAATAAGAGGGATAGTAGAAAAAGAAAATGATGCAATTATCGTTGCTTCTCTTGGTACTTTTAGTACTGGTATTAACATCCGCAATCTTCATAATATTGTATTTGCGACACCATCCAAGTCTCAAGTCAAAGTACTCCAATCGATTGGTCGTGGTCTTCGTCAGTCTGATGATGGTCGGACTACTCGACTTTTTGATATTGCTGATGATCTTCATATTAGGAATCACAAGAACTTTACACTAAAACATAGCGCTGAAAGGATTAAGATATATACTAAAGAAGGATTTAAATACAAGATTTATCCTATAAACCTTAAACCAATAAAAGTAGAAGAAGATGTCGAAAACAACCTCTTTGGTTAAACATTTAAAATTAATAACGGGTGAAGAACTAGTTTGTGAATTGATGAGCGAAACTGGAGACTCACTTATAATTCGAAACGCACTGTCTTTGATTGAAAAAGATCTGAGCAACGGTGGTAAGTACTATGCGTTTAAAACTTTTATGGTATATCAAGACAGTCCCCAAAATGTTATGATTGTCTTCTTTGATAAGATCATGTCAGTTGCTGTTCCAACAGAAGAGATGTATGCTTCTTACGGTGATGCTATAAAAGAGATGAACGAGTACAATGAGGAACAAGAACTCAAGAAAGAAGATAAAGATGAGTGGGATAGTGATCTGTCTCTAGAAGAGTTCTTAAATGAAATGGACCGTAATAATGACTTCATGGATTCTGACGTAGAAGGAATGATCAAGAATTAGGGCTATACTATTCTCCCCTTTGGTTAAAGAGATTATACAGTATAAATTACATTCTGTCAAGACTTTTTTAAAATATTATGAAAATAGGTTTCACATGTTCAACGTTCGACCTTCTACACGCAGGTCACGTCCAACTTCTACGTCACGCTAAAGATCGGTGTGACTACCTGATAGTAGGTCTACAGACAGACCCCACTATCGATCGCCCCAACACCAAGAACAAACCCATACAAACTTTGGTTGAAAGATACACTCAACTGAGGGCGGTTAGTTATGTCGATGAAATTATCCCATACCAAACGGAACGAGATCTCGAAGATATTTTGTCTCTATATAATTTGGATGTTCAGATATTGGGCGAAGAATATCGTGAGAAGGATTTCACTGGAAAGGATATCGGTCGTAAACGGGGAATAGAGTTTTATTTTAATGAAAGATCTCATAGATTTTCTTCAAGTGAATTGCGACAAAGAGTCGCCTATAGATCAGAAATTGGATTGACACACAGGTCGAAATAGGGTATAATTACCTCATTAAATTTTGGAAGTTGTATATCATGAAACCTAAAGAAAAACCACATTACGTCAATAATAGAGACTTTTCTAACGCAGTCGTCGAGTACTGTACTTCTGCCCAAGAGGCAAAAGATGTCGGTGAGTCCACACCGATCGTTACAGATTATATCGCTTCCTGCTTCCTAAAGATCGCAGAGGGTCTCTCTCATAAAGCAAACTTTGTTCGTTATACCTATCGTGAAGAGATGGTCATGGATGCGGTCGAGAACTGTCTCAAGGCGATCGAGAATTACGATATCGAAGCTGCAACCCGATCGGGCAAACCAAACGCATTTGCTTACTTTACACAGATCTCATGGTATGCATTCTTGCGTCGGATCCAAAAGGAAAAGAAACAACAAGACGTAAAGATGAAGTTCATAGCAGAGGCGGACATCGGCGAGTTCCTTGATGATGATGGTGAAGGATATGGAAATATGCAATATGCGTCTCCCTTCATTGACACCCTACGTATGCGTATCGATGCAGTTAAAGGTGCTGACCAAGAGTTTAAAGAGTACGCGAAAGAAGAGAAGAAACGTAAACGTCGCGCAGTAAATGTTGATTCGGACTTATCGGAGTGGATGGAATAATGTGGACTTATGAATGTAAAGCGGGAACCTATAAAGAGAGTTCCCTACCTCGCTTGGTGTGGACTATTCTTACACACCGACTACATCACCTCATACAAGACGGAAAATTTTCAGATTAAACTTGACAAACCCCTCACACTATAGTATAATGTGTGTCTAAATTAGTAAAAGTTTAACGCGGGAGTTCGTTATGGAGACAGTGAATACCCTTCCCTGTAGTAGGTGAAATCCCTACATCCCGCTCCAATTACTGAGAGTTTATGAAGATCGCTATATTGAATGATACCCACTGTGGGTGTCGTAATTCGTCTGAAATTTTTATGGATTACCAAGAACGCTTCTATACAGAAGTGTTTTTCCCTTTTCTGTTAGAAAACAACATCACCCAAATCCTACACCTTGGAGACTACTACGACAATCGTAAGACGGTCAATCTCAAGGCGCTCAGTCATAATCGAAGAATCTTCTTAGATAAATTGCGTGAGTATAACATCCACATGGACATCATCCCAGGCAATCATGATGTCTATTTTAAAAACACCAATGAACTCAATTCCCTGAAAGAGTTGATGGGTCACTACATGAACGAGGTCGACATTCTTATGGATCCGATCGTGCGTGACTACGATGGTATTAAGTTCGGTCTTGTACCTTGGATCTGTCCAGAGAATGAGGAAGAGTGTTTAAAGTTCCTAGAGAATTGTGGTGCAGATGTCATCGGTGGCCACTTTGAACTCGCAGGGTTTGAAATGGACAAGGGTTTAGTATGTAAAGAAGGTATGGACTCCACGCCTCTACAAAAGTTCGAGACGGTCCTGTCTGGACACTTCCATACCAAGTCATCTCAGGGTAACATACACTACCTTGGTGCCCAGATGGAGTTCTTCTGGAACGATGCGCACGATCCTAAGTACTTCCACATCTATGATACAGAAACACGAGAACTTGTTCCCGTGAAAAATGGTGTGACTATCTTTCACAAGATTTATTATGACGAAGACATCGTAAACTATTTCGAAGACCTATCTTACCTTGATGGCAAGTTCGTTAAGTTGATTGTGACTAACCGATCGGACATGAAAAAATTCGAAAGGTATGTAGACCGCATCCAACAACAAAAGATCCACGAACTGAAGATCGCCGAAGACTTCCGTGAGTTCCGTGGTGAAAATGTGGGTGATAGTGAAATAAGTGTTGACGACACCCAAACTCTAATCTATAATTATATCCAAGATGTGGATACTGACCTAGATAAAGATCGAATTAAAGGACTTGTGTCTGAACTAATGGTAGAGGCGCAGAGCGTAGATGTTGCATGATTAAATTTCAGAAACTCCGTTGGAAGAACTTTCTTTCTACGGGTGACTACTTTAATGAGATCGACTTTCTAGAGAATCCAACAAACTTAGTGGTTGGTGAGAACGGCGCGGGCAAGTCTACTATGTTGGATGCCCTGTCGTTCGCTCTCTTTGGTAAGGCGCATCGTAAGATCAATAAAGCACAACTAGTAAACACCATCAATAATAAAGACTCCAGATGTGAAGTCGAATTTATTGTTAATGGTGTTCAATATAAAGTTATTCGTGGTATCAAACCCGCCAAGTTCGAGATTTGGAAGGACGGTACCATGATCAATCAAAGCGCACACGCGCGTGAGTACCAAGAGATTCTTGAGAAGAACATCCTACAGATGTCTCACAAGAGTTTCCACCAAATTGTTGTTCTCGGTTCGTCGTCTTTTATCCCATTCATGCAACTCAACTCTACTTCTCGGCGTGATGTGATCGAAGACCTTCTTGATATTAACATATTTTCCAAAATGAATGTGATACTCAAGGAGAAAATCTCTCTCCTCAAAGGCGAACTCGAGAACAACAACCATTCTATTGAGATGGTTAGAACACGCATATCTTCTCAAAAGAAGTATATCCGTGATCTTAGCGCCATCAACACTGCGCATCGTAAAGAAAAAGAAGAAGAGATCAAAAGTCTCAACGATGATATCGCAACTTTCAATGAAGTCAACGCAGAACTGTCCGAAACCGTCAATAATTTGTTACCTTCGGTCACAGAAGAATTAAGCAAAATGCGTACCAATAAGACTAAATTGGAGAAGTATCGCACTAAATTTGATACACAGGTTAAGTCTGTTGTTAAAGAAGCAAAGTTCTTTGATGATAATGAAGTGTGTCCTACATGTGACCAAGACATCGGTGATGAACTGCGCAATAGTAAAAAGTCCGCTGCGAATGAACGTGCACGTGAACTACAGAAACTTATGGTTCAGGCGGATGCTCAGTTGAATGATTACCAAACCCAGATCGATAAACTTGAAGAAGACATGGCAGATCTGCTGCATAAACAAAATCTTATGAACAATAATATGCAGTTAATCGCCCGTCTGACTCAGAACGTTCAGAAGATCCAGAATGATCTCGCAGATATGGCTGACAGTTCTGGTGATATGTCTCAGGCAAACAAAGACCTCAATAACCTTGATGAAGAGTTACATACACTAAACGACAGCAAGTACACGCTCAACGAGAAGTCGTCTTACAATCGTGTTGCGTCCGAACTACTCCGCGACACTGGTATCAAGACCAAGATCATCAAACAATACATTCCGGTCATCAACGAACTCACCAACAAGTATCTACAGACGCTGGACTTCTTCGTCCACTTTGAGTTGGATGAGAGTTTCAATGAGACCATCCGATCGCGTTACCGTGACACCTTCTCGTATGACTCGTTTTCAGAAGGTGAGAAACAAAGAATCGACTTGTCTTTACTATTCACTTGGAGACACATCGCCAAGATGAAGAACTCCGTATCAACTAACCTGTTGATCCTAGATGAGACGTTCGATTCGTCTCTCGATGGCGAGGGTGTCGACAACCTAATGAAGATCATTGACACTCTCAAGGAAGACACCAACGTATTTGTAATCTCTCACAAGACCGAACTGGAGGACGCCCACTTCGAACGCAAACTGTCGTTCGTTAAGGACAAAAACTTTAGTCGAATGCGAGATATTACTTGACACTGACTGGATATTGTTATATAATGTCCCACATATTAACTGAGGAATCCACATGGAACTATCAACCCGAACTGTCGAGATCCTACGAAACTTCTCGACGATTAATCAAAACATCGTAGTCAATGGCGGCAACGTCATCAAGACTATGTCTATTGCAAAGAACATTGTATCTCAAGCAGAGATTGATGAAACCTTTCCTAGTTCATTCGGTATCTACGATCTGTCGGAGTTTTTGTCGGTGTTGTCCCTTGTAGACAATCCTTCAATCGAGTTTGGTGAAAACTTCTGTACCGTATCAGACGGCAGTGGTCTTTCCTCAGTTCGTTATTTCTACTCAGATCCAGAGATGCTTTCTGCACCTAAGAAAGAGATCATCATGCCTGAGTGTGAGGTCAGATTTCTACTCACTAACGAAACCCTAAGTAAGATCAAACGTGCATCGTCTGCATTGGGTTATGATGAAATTTCAATTAGTCCCGATGGAAACGCTGTACGTATTGATGTCGTTGATATTAACAATACGACTTCAAATTCATACTCAATTCAAGTTGAAGGTCAGTTCCCAGAGGATGCAGATTTCAAATTTGTTATTGGGGTAAATAACCTGAAATTGTTGGGTGATGATTATGAGGTTTCGATTTCAACTAAGTTGATTTCTAGTTTCCGATCAACATCTGGCAAAACCGAATACTTTATTGCACTTGAAAAGTCATCAACATACGGAGCATAAAATGACTGAAGACCAAGCTACATTTTACGACCTCGCAAACCGCGTTGCCCGTTCATGTGTCGCAGTAGTAGATACTGTTGTAACGCGTGGTGGGTTTAAGGGTGAGGAACTTACAACTATCGGACAACTACGTGACCAAGCAATTCAAGTGGTTGCGTTGTACGAGAAGTTGGCAAAAGAACACGCAGAGTCTGCCGCAGAAGAAGACTCTGAGTAAACCCTTTGGGGCGGTGGGTAACTTCTCTTTCACCGCGAATACTTTATTATGATTCACCCACCGCCCCGTTTTTTTTTATGAAACTGTATGATCCCTTAATCGCAAAAGAGACCTCAATCCATGTTGCACTTGGGACGGTCATCAACTATCCACTTAACATCTTCTACACATGGTTAGCAGTTGTTAAGTGGGGTATCACGGACCCTATAACTTTGTCCACTATTCTTACTGTCGGAATATCCTTCGTCGCGTTCACTCGCATATACATAGTAAGGACTCTTACAGAAAGACGTAAGACCAAACTTAATAAAGATATGCCGCTATAGCTCAGCCGGTAGAGCAACTGACTTGTAATCAGTAGGTCCGGAGTTCGATTCTTCGTGGCGGCACCACTTTGGAGACACCGTGAATTTATCTACTCAGGTATCAGACACATTTGCTCGGTCTATGACTGCGTTCTTTCGTCTGTTTGCAGATCTCTTTTTCCGCAAGCGTTACGGTCACCGTGCACTCGTTTTAGAAACAGTTGCGGGTGTGCCAGGCATGGTTGCGGGTATGATGACCCACCTCTACAGTCTACAAGCATTTAAGAAAGGACACGGTACCAAGATACACGAGATGCTCGCAGAGGCGGAGAACGAAAGAAAACACCTCATGTTTTTCATGGAGGTGATCCAACCGTGGTTCATTGAACGTGTAATCATCATCCTTGCCCAGTTTATCTTCTGGCACTACTATCTGGTGATGTTTGTTCTATTCCCCCGAACTGCACACCGCATGACTGGATACTTCGAACAGGAAGCGGTACAAAGTTACACAAATTATTTGGAACTGATCAAGGCCGGAGAGATCGAAGATGTCCCCGCACCACAGATCGCAATTGATTACTATAGCGAACTCCATGAGTTTTCTAAGTTGTCTGATATGATTAAGTGCGTCCGTAATGATGAGATGCACCATGCTAAAGTCAACCACGCATATGCGTCCGGGCGACTATAGTATAAACTGATTGTTTTTATCGATAGAACCGATCGTATTTGTCGCATTCTTGTGGATAAATAGATTGAAGAAATCGGTTTACACGAAAGGGATAATGCGGTATAATGTCCCCCTATTATATTATGGAGTAGTAAATGAGTAACGAATTCTTGTGGGTGGAGAAGTACCGCCCGAAAACTGTATCCCAAACTATCCTACCCACAGAACTGAAAGACACTTTTCAGAACATTGTGGACGGTGGAGAAATCCCGAACATGATGTTCAGTGGGACTGCTGGGACAGGTAAAACTACAGTCGCTCGTGCGATCTGCGAGGAACTGGAGTTAGATTACATCGTAATCAACGGGTCCGAAGAAGGCAACATTGACACACTACGAGGAAAGATCAAACAGTTCGCTTCTTCCGTCTCGTTGGCTGGTGGTTACAAGGTCGTCATTCTCGATGAGGCAGACTATCTAAATCCTCAGTCAACCCAACCTGCATTGCGGGGGTTTATTGAGGAGTTCTCGAACAACTGTCGTTTTATTATGACATGTAACTTCGATAACAAGATCATCGACCCATTACACTCACGATGCACTAAGATCGCGTTCAGTGCCACCAAGAAGACTCTCCAGTCTCTCTCGGCGGAGTTTATGCAACGCGCGATGACCATTCTCCAGACGGAGGGTGTAGATTATAATAAGGATGTCCTTGCGCAGGTCATCATGAAACACGCACCGGATTGGAGGCGTGTTCTGAATGAGTTGCAGAAAGGATCGATTTCGGGGTCACTGAATGTGGCGTCTGTTCTCAACGGAGAAGTCGTGGACAACTACACTCAGTTGTTCGGCGCAATCCGTGATAAAAACTTTAAGAAGATGAGGTCATGGGTCGTCAATAACATTGACGTAGAACCAGCGGCGGTGTTCCGTGGTGTCTACGATCGTATGTATGACCATGTCTCCCCGAATAGTATTCCACAACTTGTTTTGATACTTGCTGACTATCAATACAAGAATGCGTTTGTCGCAGATCATGAATTAAACATGGTCGCCTGTCTCACAGAGGTGATGGCAAACGTGGAGGTCAAAGCGTGAGTCCGTTTGATTTCCTAAACAGCATTAACAGTACCAAGGTAAATTTACTCGATAAGGATCCGGAAAATATTAATCAATACAATAGCTTCCTAGTAAATAGGTCGCTTTCATACTTTCCAGATACTGTGTTAATTAGTAACGAAATGAACAGGTTGCATCATATAGATGCGAGACTTCAACACGATTTTCTTATAAATATTATACGTAGGAAAAAACGTTTCTCGAAATGGGATAAACCCCAAAGTACAGATATCGAGTGTATCAAAGAGTATTACGGATATAGCGATTCCAAAGCGAAGCAGATTATTGGACTCTTAACCTCGGAACAATTACAAGAACTCAAACATAAGGTTAATAAAGGTGGAAGAGAATAATCTAGTTCAATGGAACTCAGAGATGATGTTAGAGATCACCCTAGCAGAACCTGATGATTTCCTAAAAGTTAGAGAAACACTTACTCGTATAGGGGTCGCCTCACGTCGCGACAACACCCTATTTCAATCGTGCCATATCCTACATAAACAGGGTAGGTACTTTATCGTCCATTTTAAGGAGTTATTTTTACTGGACGGCAAGAAGTCAAACTTAGAAACGACGGACATGGAACGTCGTAACACGATAGCAACCCTTCTACAGGATTGGGGTCTGGTATCAATCGTAAACCCAGAAGTTGCACAAGATTGCGCTCCTATGCGACAGATCAAAATAATTTCGTATAAGGAAAAGTCAAAGTGGAATCTGCAACCGAAATACAACATCGGTAATAACTAATGGCGAAAGAATATTATGACATTTTTGAAGGTCGCGAAGACAATATTCGCGACAAAGTCCCATTCATAGGTCGACTTCCTTTTGATATGGAGTCGAATTATGGGTGGACGCAGTTCATGGAAATGATGGACTCGCATCCAGATGACCTATACGATCGTAACTCAGATAAGATGCGTATTGGTCTTAATGCTTTCCATTCTCGCGGCAGTGCGCCAGAGTTTGCAAAGAACATTTACGAAGAAATGCAAGAAGTATTTGCACTTCACGAAAACAAGATCACTAACATTGCGTTTAGTGGATTTGGTCGTGCTAGTGGATCTTATCCTTGGCATAAGGATTCGATGGACGTATTCTTGGTTCAGGTTATCTCTACCGTGGGTCTCAAAGTAGAACACATTAATGACGAGGAACCTTTTGATTTCGAGCCAGGCATGTTCGTCTATTTGCCAAGGGGAACCCATCACCAAGTATTCCCAAGGGTGTCTCGTGTTTCTTTCTCGTTCGGTGTGGAGGGTGATCCGGACCCATCAAAATACTACTGAGGAAATTCTCATGTCTGGTAAAAACGTTGTATCGTTATCAGAGGTCTTGAAAAAAAAACAGGATAAAGAGAAAGAACTTGAAATGTATCGAAGACATCTCACAATGATCGAAGACCGCATGGCCTTCCTAGAGATGGATCGAAAAGTTACGATGGAAATCATCGATATGATCGAAAATGATGCCGTCGTAGTCGTTGATGATTCTCTACCTATTATACGTATAGATAATGACGACTATGATGACCTAGATGATTGAATAGTTAAATATTCACATGTCTAGTGTTACCTTTATACTCATAACGAGTATATATACTATCGACCTGCCACATAAGTGGGGGTTATTTTAAACTTGCTTAAAACTAAGGAGTTAGCAACATGACATTAACAGCAAAACAACTGTTCCCACGTTCAGCATTCGTCGGATTTGATACTATGATCGACGAACTAGACAGGGTCGCACGACACTCGGGTGATACGTTCCCCCCGCATAATATTCTAAAGACGGGAGAGGATCAATACCTAATCGAGTTAGCCGTCGCCGGTTTCACGGAAGACGAACTCGAAATCGAAGTAAAGAACCGAACACTTAGCATTCGAGGGTCTGTAAACGACACTAGAGAGTATATTCATAAAGGCATTTCGACGAAAAGATTTGAACGTCAGTTCCGTCTGTCGGAGTATGTTGAAGTAATGGGAGCTGATTTCAGGAACGGATTACTAGCCATTTCATTGGAAGTAATAATCCCTGAAAGTCAGAAGCCTCGTAAAGTAGCAATTAATGGGACTAGTATATTAAGTCCACAACTTTTAAACGAGGAGAACAACAATGGAGAAGAGCAACCGAGCCAACTCTAGGTTAGAAGAGATGGGTTGGATGTTCGCAGGACTATCAAGCGTATTCGTGGTAGCCGTCTGTGTCCAACAACTAATGTAATAAATAAGGGAACTTAGGTTCCCTTTTTTATATATGAACATAAATCACTACAGACAAAAAGGTTGGGTCGTCATTGAGTCCGCACTAAACCCACACGAAGTCGATATGGTCAAACGCATCGGTGAGGACATGCGCCTCCATGCCGCAGACTATTCCACGTGGAGTGGTATCTCGTGCGCAGGCAACTTTGACGATCGACTGTTTCAGTCTTACACCAGTGACATCATGAAAGGACTCGCACGTGAAATCTTAGGGAATGAGGTCTATCTATTCAACGATCAGATCGTCATCAAACTGCCCAACGACCGACTCCGTTTCGAACCTCACAAGGACAACCAATATGGACCCAACAGTGATGGATCCATCCATACGGTCAATATGTCTTGGATACTTGACGACTTCACCGAAGAGAACGGAACCCTTGAGTTGCAGAACCAAGACGATGGAGAGTGGGTTACTATATACCCTAAGAAAGGTGACATCGTAGCGATACAGGGGAACACCTATCACAGATCCGGTAAGAACAGGTCTATCTACAGTAGAGGTTTGTACGCTTGCGTTTACACAGAATCCCCGATACACCTTGAAGGATTTTACACTCAGAGATTCGTATGAAAGTAGTTCAGATCGTCATAAAGGGAAACAAAGTATCCGAAGAATATGCCGCACTCTCGCAGTATTCATTCGAACGCGCCTTGCGTGAGGGATATATTGATTCTATAGAACATTTCGATGCTATCACCCCAGAGTCTGAAGACTTCCAAGAACACGTAGACCGATACACATGGTCGCGTAGTTTGATGACACTGGACAATAAGAAGTTCGGACAACCAAAGGAAGACCACTCACCAACAGAGAAGGCGGGGATGTGTTCTCACTGGGAGATCATGCGTCAGTGTGCGGTTAGCGGTGAACGCGTGTGGGTCATCGAGCATGACACGTGGATGTTAGAAGAACGGTACGAGTCCTTTAAGGCTCTGGTCACTCTAACACCCGAAACTCTCTATGCAAACATTGGACTGTTCATGGGTATGTATTCCCTCGACCCAAGATTCTGTCACTGGGCGTATCACATGTTGACTACCAATGACTTTCCAATAAACTGCGGTCCTTACTGTGTTCTTCAACGTCTTTTCAGAACATACACCACAAATCACCTATCACATCCGGATATTAATTACTACGGAAAGCACATTACTTCTTTACACCCATGGCATAACTGTGATACTATAGGCGTTGGTCGTGAAATTGGGAAGTTCTTTAATACAAATGATCCATTGGATAAATCACACGGGTTACCTACACCTACTACTCAGGTTGTTTCGAAAGGGCTCTCTGTCACTCAGGAACACCATAGTTACAAACAACAACTACAAGATGAACCTTGGAAAAGGCACAAGTTTTTCAAAGTTATTGATTGACACTGACCTCACAATGGGATATAATACGTCCCATGAGTAAATTTTATACATCCGTGTTGCGAATGGGCAACAACATACTATACCGCGGCTATGAGAATGGACAACAGTTCAAGTTGCGCGTACCCTTCAAACCCAAACTCTATGTTACCGGAAATTCTCCGTCAGACTGGAGAACTCTAGATGGCACCTCTGTCACGGAAATGCAGTTCGATTCCATGAAAGAAGCGACTGAGTTTACAAAACAATATCGTGAGGTTTCTAACTTCAAGGTCTACGGTATGACCAACTACGCGATGCAGTTCATCGCGGAGACTTTCCCCAATAACATTAAATTTGAACGTAAAGATGTTCGAGTTCTCAATATTGATATTGAGGTCGCTTCAGATCAAGGTTTTCCGTCTCCAGATGTTGCGGAACATCCGATAATCTCTATCGCGATTCGCAAGAACGATGGTATGTATTGGGTCTGGGGACTCAACGACTACACGCCCACGCGCGAGGACGTTCTGTTCATTAAGTGTGATAATGAGGACGACCTACTGCGTAAGTTCGTAGACCACTGGGTTGCCTACTCACCGGACATCGTCACCGGATGGAACACACGATTCTTCGATATCCCCTACATCGTCAACCGATGCTACCGAATGTATGGTGACGACACTTTATTAAAACGTCTGTCACCTTGGGGTGCAGTACGTGAACGTGTACAGAAGATCAATGGGCGTGACAATCAAGAATACATCATTGAGGGTATGGAACACCTTGATTATATTGAAATCTTCAAGAAATTTACATACAACACCTTGGGACAACAAGAGTCATATCGACTTGACCACATCGCCCACGTCGTCCTAGACGAACGTAAACTTTCATATGAGGAACACGGAAACCTACACACTCTCTATCGTGAGGACTACCAGAAGTTTATTGACTACAACGTCAAAGACGTGGAGTTGGTACACAAACTCGATGAGAAACTCGACCTTATTTCTCTGGTTCTGACTATGGCGTATCGCGGTGGTGTGAACTACGGAGACACCTTGGGTACCACGAACATTTGGGACTCGATCATCTATCGACTTCTGAATAAGAACAAGATCGCAATCCCACCCAAGACCGAAAAACCGAAGACTCCATATCCAGGCGGTTATGTTAAAGAACCACAGGTAGGATCGCATGAATGGGTCACCTCGTTCGACTTGAACTCTCTATACCCGAACATCATTGTTCAGTATAACATGTCTCCAGAGACCGTTATGGACGGTCTGGTGGACGCATCGGTAGAGTCTTTCCTTGATGGTCAACAGATACAAGGTGAAGGATATTCCCTCGCGCCCACGGGTGTGCGATTCTCTCACGAACATAAAGGCATCATTCCACAGATCATTGAACAATATTACTCTGAACGTAGAATCGTCAAAGATGAGATGTTAAAGTTAGATCAAGAGTATCAGAACAATCCTAACAAGATATTGCAGTATAAGATTACCGCATTAAACAACCAACAGATGGCAATCAAGATCCTAATGAACTCACTTTATGGTGCGTTGGGTAATAAGTGGTTCCGTTACTTCGATCAGCGGGTCGCTGAGTCTATCACGATGGCGGGTCAGTTGGCGATCAAATGGGCAGAGAGGGCCGTTAATAATGAAATGCAAAAAATACTCGAAACTGAAGAAGACTATGTGGTGGCCATTGATACGGACTCTGTTTATATTAGGATGGGGGGCCTTGTTGACAAGTTTGCTCCTAAAAATCCAGTAAAGTTTTTAGACAAGATATGTTCCACTCATTTCGAAAAGAAACTCGCTGAGTCATATGATAAGATGTCTATTGCTATGGGTGCGTATGTCAACCGCATGGAGATGGGACGTGAGGTAATCGCGGATCGTGGGATTTGGATGGCGAAGAAACGATACATCCTAAACGTCCACAACAATGAAGGTGTCCAGTACACAGAACCTAAACTCAAGATGATGGGTATCGAAGCGATCAAATCTTCCACTCCGCAGGTCGTCCGTGATAAGTTCAAGGAGATCTTCCGCGTCATTGTGGAAGGTACTGAGACTGACACTCAAGGATATATTCGAGACTTCCGGTCCCACTTTAAGACTCTGCCTCCCGAAGATGTATCGTTCCCCCGTGGTGTTTCCAATCTTGACAAGTGGATCGACCGTGAACATCTTTTTAAGAAATCATGCCCTATCCACGTTCGTGGCGCGTTGACCTATAACAACGCAATCAAACAGAACGATCTCACTACACGTTATGAAAACGTGACAACCGGAACCAAGATCAAGTTCTGTTACCTCAAACTACCAAACCGATTGGGACAGAATGTTGTATCGTTCCCGCTCAATCTTCCCCCTGAACTCGGTTTACACAGTTTCGTTGACTATGACATGATGTTCGACAAGACCTTCCTTGACCCACTGGAACCGATCCTTGATGCGGTCGGGTGGAAGGCAGAACCAGCCGCAACCCTTGAGGATTTCTTTGGATAATGTGACTTATTACCTAAAAAAAGTCACGTTTAAGTGTTGACTTTCTCTCATACTTTGGTA